ATATATTTTTAGATGTCATTTCTTCATACCGGTAGGTCACGCCGTCCCGCACAACTTCTACATTTTCAGAACTGCCTACCTGTTCAATGAACCGATTGACAATGACATCGCAGAACTTTTCGTCCAGCTCGATGGTGTAACAGATGCGGTCTGTCTGTTCACAGGCGATGAGTGTCGAACCGCTGCCACCAAACGGGTCAAGCACGATGCAGTTGGACATACTGGAATTCATAATCGGGTATGCCAAAAGCGGCACCGGTTTCATCGTCGGATGATCCGCATTCTTACGGGGCTTATCGAATTCCCATATCGTAGATTCCTTGCGTCCCGTATACCATTCATGCTTTCCGCTTTTCTTCCAACCGAACAGGATGGGTTCGTGCTGCCACTGATACGGGGAACGCCCCAGCACCAGACTCTGCTTTTTCCAGATGCAAGTGCCGGACAAATAAAAACCCGCATCGCTAAAAGCCCTGCGGAAGTTGAGTCCCTCGGTATCGGCATGGAAAACGTAGATGCTCGCGTTGTCCGTCATCACCTGTTCTATGTTGGCGAATGCAGCCAACAGGAACTGGTAGAACGCATCATTCGCCATGTTGTCATTTTTTATTTTCCCTGCAGTTCCTTCGTAATTTACATTGTACGGTGGATCCGTCACGACCAGGTTGGCCCTGTGACCAGCCATAAGGATATCGTAAGACTTCTCGTCCGTACTATCCCCACAGAGTAACCAGTGCCTGCCCAATTTCCAAAGGTCTCCTTTTTTCGTCATGCACGGTTTCTTCAATTCCGCATCGACATCAAAATTGTCATCCTTGACCTTGTCCTTCACATCATCGCGAAACAAGTCGTCCAGTTCCGCTGCGTCAAAGCCGGTAATGGACACATCGAAGTCCGCCGCCTGCAGGTCGTAAATCAGGGCCTGCAATTTTCCTTTATCCCATTCACCGGAAATTTTGTTCAGCGCGACATTGAGCGCCTTTTCTTTTTCCGGTGTGAAGTCCACTACTACACAATCCAGTTCGGTGATGCCCAGGTCCCGCAGCACCTTCCAGCGCTGGTGACCGCCAACGATATTCCCGGTCTGCTTATTCCAGATCACCGGTTCCACATAGCCGAATTCCTGGATAGACCGTTTCAGCTTTTCGTATTCCGGATCCCCCGGCTGTAAATCTTTCCTTGGGTTATAGTCAGCCGGGATCAGCTCAGCCAGCTGTTTTTTTACTATTTCCATTGTTCCTCCTCTGCAGCAGCCGCTGCAATCCTTTCTCCGCCCCGGCCACATCACCGTGGACGGCCTGCCCCTTTAGTGTCCGATACTGCTGCCGGGTCAGGTAGGTTTTCCACACTTTCAGTTCATGAAGAAGCTGGTATAGGTTCATGCCCGTCCCCTCCTTGCCGTCAGAAGTTTTTCCATCAGATCGTCCTGCGGGCACTCCCCGCTATACTCACGGGAACAGTTGTCCTTGACGATCAGGAAAATCTCCATCCACAGCCGGTTGGTCTGGCTCATATAGTTCTGTCCCATCGCCACATATGGGCTCTGCATGGCATTTCCCGTAGTCGGATGCTTTGCCAGGAACCCATATTCTGTAACAGCCTCCTCACACTGAATCCAACGGGCCGCACTCATGGCATACCGTTCCAACAATTGTGGTGAAATTAAAGAGGCGCAGCCCCTTTCATGGAGCCACGCCCAAGTTTTCTCATATATTTCCGCTGCCACCAGCGGTTTTCCGTCTTTCTGCACTGCCGACAGCATCTCGGAAGGTTTAGGCATCTCCTGCCCTTCCAGATCTTCGGCAGCATCGTTAAAACTGATGACTGTGATCGGCCTCTTGCCCGGATTGCCTTCCGCAATCTTGTCCGCCAGAGGCTTTTTCTTCGCCCCTGCGCCAAGCCGAGCGCCACCCCGGTTCGTTCCGTCCTTCGCCATTTTTCCTGACTCCTGTTCCGGGGCCTATTACCCCGTTTGAATCCGCGTTTTTGTTTACGCGACCCCCCGCCCGGTGCAGTTTATATGCCTCACAGAGATTTAACGCCCCCCTGGCGCGTTTAAATCGTCCGGCCCATACCCTGGGTAAGGCCCCGCCTTCATTCGTGCCTTAACGATTGAGGTGCAAACCGATCGCCGTCCCTGACGCTGATACGGGAATGGCATGGCTTGCACAGAGGCATCAGGTTCGACTCGTCATGCGTCCCGCCACGCCGCAGCGGCAGGATGTGGTGCACTTCCGTCGCTTTAGTCAGCCTGCCTTCCTTCCGGCACTGTTCGCAAAGCGGGTGCGCCGCCAAGAACCTAGTGCGTATCCGTTTCCACTCACTGCTGGCATACAGTTTTCGTGCAGCCTTGTCGCGGCTGTACCTGTCGTACTGCCGGTTCGCTAACTTTTTATGCTCTTCACAGTAGCGTTCCTCAGTCAGGTTCGGGCAGCCGGGGAAACTGCACGGTCTTTTGGGCTTCCTTGGCAATGCCATCACCTCCGAATGTTGTTTACAACGTGGCATGTTGCTGGATGTTGTACCGCAATCTGCCCATGTTATTTACAACATCCAATGTTGCCCGATGTTCAGGCAAATTTTGGTACGTTATTTTCAACATGCGATGTCTCCCGATGTTGTGCCTGTTTCCGGCCACGTTAAATACAACGTGCCATGTTGCCAAATGTTCAGGTAAATTTTGGTATGTTGTTTTCCACGTGCTACGTTGTCCGATGTTGTTTTATAACTACAGTTGTTGCCGGTAACATTCACCACGTTGAATAATAACAAGTCCAGTATTCCACTTTCAGCCCCAATAAATCCAAGATTCTGTAACATATTTCCGCTATAAATGATGCCTGTCAGCCACCAGAATCCTTGTTGTTTTCAACATGAAATATTGTCTGATGTTGCCCCCGGATTCTGCCATGTTGTTTGCAAAATGCGATGTTGTCCGATGTTGCCCCGAATTCAAGCATGTTATTTACAACATGCCATATTGCCGGATGTTAGCCCCGGATTCTTCTATGTTGTTTGCAACATGCAATGTTGTCCGATGTTGCCCCCGGATTCTGCCATGTTGTTTGCAACATTAGCCGTTTTCCCAAAGAAAAACCCCCGGAAGGCTGATACCACCGGGGGTTAGCATTTATTCATTCTTTTCTATCCTAATCATATCACAAGTCAATAGTGCCGTACAGTGCCAAAGTGTGCCAACTTTTAGTCCGGTGCCGGAAATTTCTGAAGGGCAGATGCATGGATGCGATGCACCGTCCGCAGCGACACGCTCATCAGCACGGATATCTTTTCCCAGCTATATCCTTCCAGGTAACGGTACCGGAGCAGCAGATGCTCTTCCCTGTCGTCAAGGGTGTCCAGCCGGTCTTCAATATCTTTCACCAGGCAGGCCAGCTCCTCAATCAGATCCGCCAGCCCACGCTCTACCTCATCGATCTTCGTGACACATCTTACAAACGGCGCTTCGTTCGCCCGGTTCGGGTTGTAGTGCGCCTCGAACTGGCTGCCTGACACTGCGCCTTCCATCTGCTTCCAATACTCCAGCTCCCTGCGCCGGCTGTGGATGATGGCTTTCAGCCGACGCGCCTGGCTCAAATACTCCTTTGCCGTCATACTCCCACCTCCTTACGCAGGCCGTCCAAAATATAGTCGCCATTCACATCCGTCAATATGGAATACAGCCGCGAATGAAAGAAATCCTCAATTTCTTTTATGTCAGCCTTCACCCTTTTCAGGCTTGCCAACAGCCGGTCTTTTTCTTCATCCTGCTTCACTTCCTTTTTTGCCAGCAGTTTTTCATAAAGAAGCAGTTCGGGTTCAATATCTGCGTACGACCGCATTTCCCGCAGAGCAACCCTGTAATCTTTCGCTGCCTGGATTATAATTGCATTCGCCAGTTGTTAATTGTCAAGCAAATGTGTACAAAAAATCCTAAATAATTATGTACAATTCATCATACAGACTCTTCTTTAATGTGATCCTTCAAGCGGTATGAGTTTCCAGTGATTGTGACCACCTGGG